AAAAAATAACCCGTTTTTATCCTTCCTTTCTAATTTTAATATTTATAGTTAATTAAAAGAAAAGAGGATGAAGACACAGTTACTTTGTACATTTACAACAAAAGGAGAGTTACAAAATACTCTACAACAAATTAGAGAAACGTATCATATAGTGTATAATTACATTTATATTTTACAGAACAAATCTAATTTGGATGAGTTGTTTATTACATATAATATAGATACTGCATTCCAACCGGCAACTCCGTTGGAAAATACAATACTAATACATAGAAAAAAAGAGTCTAATACACTTTACACTATTAACGCCTTAAACGAATTGGTTAAGGAAGAAAATGGTGGTGTACTGGACACTTCTTTTGTCATCAATTGGCAGAAGTTTAAAAACTCAATCATACTAACAAATGCCGAAGGAACTAAGAAAATTCAGACAAGAGTGTTCGAAGTAATGTCATTCGGTGAAGAAACCACTACATCAAATTAAATTTAGATTATGTTTGTACCAAATCATTTACATTTACTTGTAAAAGGTTATATTAAAACCCCACCTCAAACGGAAAATGTGTTAAACGAATGGTTTACACAATTAGTTAATAATGTTGGAATGAAAGTAGTAGCAGGACCTACTTCCGTTTATGTAAATGAGCCTGGTAATGAGGGAATAACTGGAACTGTAACGTTGGCAACATCGCATGCTAGTATTCATGTTTGGGATGCACAAAACCCAGCTATGTTCCAATTTGATTTATATAGTTGTTCAGATTTTACACCAACTCAAGTATTAGAACATATAGATGAGTGGTTTGGGTTGGAGAATGCGTATTGGAGTTTTATAGATAGAAATCAAAATGAGTTTTTTGAATTAGAAAACGGAGTTTGGGAAAATAAACAGAAGTAATATTTATAATTACTATGTATGCAGTTAGAGGATATTTTAAACCTGAAAGTTCATTTCACACAATCACAGAATGGGAAACCATTTGTAACGAATTTCTAGCTCTACAAAAAAACGGATTTGATGTTAGGGGTGGAACTATTGATTATAGTCCTCAACTTATAGATTTAATTAACAAATACTTTTCGTATCAATTATACATTGAAACTGAACAATTTCCTGATTTGACAAGAAAGAAGGTATTGGATTTCATTGAAGATTTCGTAAACCATAAAGTTTGGTCATTAAAGAAGGATTACAACGATTATATAGTTAATATAGATAATGATAGAATTGCTTTCCTATATTCAAGAGGAGCAATTGAACCATATTTACTTTTAGATAAGCAATTTACTTTGGATACATACGGAACGGTTGATGAGGAAGTTACCGCATTACATTGGACATCTAAAGAAGGATTGATTAACTTAATAGATAGTACGAAGAATGGATACGGATTTTCAGTATCAACATTCACAACACAAGCTAAAGAATTTTTCAGAAAAGAAAGTAATATATTAGTAAAATTAAGTGGAACATTGGTAGCAGCTTTCAAATCAGATGCAAAAACATTCGCAACTGATAAAGGTAATAAAGCAGTTAATATGTTTCGATTATCATATCCTGGAAATGAAAATAATCTTTGCAGAAATGTGGAAGATTGTAAAGAAAACAAAACATCCTTATGGAATGAAATAGTTATGAAACCAAAAGAAGTTATAATGTATAAAGAAATTAAAAAATATTAATATTATGATACTTAAAAAAGGCGATAATAACGAAAACGTTAAGTTAATGCAACAAAAGCTGGGTATTGAACCAGCAGTAACCAACTTTGGACCTAAAACTGAAGCAGCTGTAAAAGAGTGGCAAGCTAAAAATGGTTTAGTAGCAGATGGTATTGTAGGACCGGCAACTTGGGCAAAAATAATGGGAGAATCAACTCCAGTTCCGGCAGCACCCATTCAGCCTGTGGCAAATGTTGGTGGATTAAAATTAGATAAATTAAGAGGACATATTCCTGATGCAGTAATCGCTATGATTCCTGATACGGCAGCTAAGTTCCAAATTAATACTCCATTAAGATTAGCACACTTCTTAGCACAATGTGGACATGAGAGTGGTGGATTTAGAGCAACACAAGAAAACTTAAACTATTCAGCAAAGGGATTAAATGGTATCTTTAAGAAATACTTCCCAACTGAAGCATCTGCGGCAGCTTATGCTAGAAACCCACAAAAGATTGCTAACAAAGTATACGGTGGCAGAATGGGTAACGGATTGGAAGCAAGTGGGGATGGCTACAAATTTAGAGGTAGAGGATATATCCAATTGACAGGTAAGGATAACTACACTGCATTTGGTAAAGCAATTGGTGAAGATATATGTGCAAACCCTGATAAGGTGGCATCTGCATACGCTTTATTATCAGCAGCTTGGTTCTTCTCTAAAAACGGATTACATAAGATGGCTGATGGTGGAGCAACTGACCAAGTGGTAACATCTATTACTAAAAGAGTAAATGGTGGTACAATTGGATTGGCTGATAGAATTAAACATTTTAAAGAATATTACCATTTATTAGAGTAAAATTTGGTAATCTAAATAAAAATTCGTATATTTATAAAATATAACATTAGAAACATGGCAAATATTAAATTAAAAGAATTATTAACGGAAGCTGAAGATTTTAAGGCAAGAAGTAAAGAAACTGGAAAGTTGGTACATTTCAAGTCAAAAGATTCATACAATGCAGCATTAAAGGCTGGAACTCACGAAGACCCTAAAGATAAAAAAGATAAGGGTTCTAAAGCATCTGCAAAACCAAATGATATGTTTGGTGGTGATTATGCAAAGGATAGAGGTGGTGAAGCTCCAAAAGCTGATACTGCAAAAGCAGCTCCAAAAGCAGCTCCAAAAACTGATGTTAAATCAATTATCAAAAATTTATTAAAAACAGCAGATAAAGAATTTAAAGGAGTTTACAAATTAAAAGATATTGCGGATGACCTTAATATAGATGATACTGATGGTGCAGATGGTAACATGTTGCAAGTAAGAATAGATAAAGGAGAAGATGGTACATATATTCAGACTGATGAAACCGAAGGAGTTATTGTATTTAATGATGGTTCTCAATACAAACTACACCATGTTGAAGATGGCCCTATACCTGTAACAAGGATTGATGGTAACGCACCTAAATCGGATGTATCATCAAACGGCCAAACTGATGATGAATTATATGATGCTTTGTATGATATGGGATACGATTTCGGAGAACTTGGTAGTGATGATTTTGATGAAGACGGATTTGCTGATGCAGCGATGAGTTTAGGCTATCGATATGATGACAAAAATAAAGTATGGAATCACAAAGATAAAATGAAAGAAAGTTCAACGAAACTAACATCAATGATTAAAAGATAAACAAAAGGGAGAAACTAAAAATTCTCCCTTTTTTATTTGGTATACTCGGGTATTTTTCGTATATTTGTGTATATCCACACTCATATATAAATGCTAATAGCTCTGAAAAATATACCTCAAAAAACATTTGGAATTATGAGAAATTTGTCGTATATTTGTATTTCTATTATATTTATTAATGTAACGGAGGTGTAGGAAAGACACCAAAATAAAACCATAAAACTTAAACTCTTAAAACTTAAAAGACATGGCTATTAACTTAGACGCAATTAAGAGCAGACTTAACAAACTGCAAAACACCCAAAGAACAACTGTAGAACTTTGGAAGCCAGCACCAGGCAAACACACAATCAGATTGGTGCCTTACAAATTCAATAAAGAAAATCCTTTTATTGAACTTTATTTTCACTACAACATTAACAACAAATCTTACTTATCTCCGATGAGTTTTGGTAGACCCGACCCTATTGTTGAGTTTGCTGATAAACTTAAAAGAATGGGTGACAAGGAAGATTGGAAAGCAGCAAAAAAGATGGAGCCGAAACTTAGAACTTTCGTACCAGTATTGGTAAGAGGTGAAGAAGGTGAAGGTGTTCGTTTTTGGGGCTTTGGAAAAACTGTATATCAAGAAATTCTTGGTTATATGGCAGATCCTGATTATGGTGATATTACAGACCCAAATGAAGGTAGAGATATTACTGTTGAAGTAGTATCTGCTGAAGACAGTGGTACATCTTACCCTGTAACAACAATCCGTGTTAAACCAAAGGAAACTCCATTGGCAACTTCAAAAGAAGAAACGGACAAGTACTTATCTTCTCAAAAAGAAATTACTGAACTTTATTCAGAATTAACTTATGCAGAATTGAAAAATGTATTAGAAGGTTGGTTGAATCCATCAGCAACATCAGATGAAGAAAAATCAGTATCAGCTGAAACTCTTTCATCAACTGCTAACGCTGAAGATGATGCACCATTCGATACAACACCGGCACCAAAAGCAGCACCTGCAGCAGCTCCTAAAAAAGTTGATGATGTAGCAGCAGCATTTGATGACCTTTTCAATTCATAAAATAAATAAGTTAATATATGGCTAAAGCAACTAAGGAAGTAGACTTAGCGGAAGTACTCGCCGAGTCCCTTAACAAACAATCAAAAGACCAAAAGGTAGCATTCTTTTTGGACAACAATGACTCCCCTACAAACGTAGAAGGTTGGGTATCAACTGGAGCATCAATGTTGGATGTGGCAATCTCTAATAGACCTTATGGGGGTTTGCCTGTTGGTAGAATTACCGAAATTACGGGTTTAGAACAAAGTGGTAAATCATTAGTATCAGCTCACTTACTTGCCGAAACACAAAAGTTAGGTGGTATCGCTGTATTGATTGACACGGAGAACGCCGTAAGTAGAGAATTCTTAGAAGCCATTGGAGTAGATACAACCAAATTACTTTATGTAGCAGCTGAGACTGTTGAACAATGTTT